ATTAGCATTTACATATCCATTATTGTCTACAATAAATCCATTATAAACAGTTGCTCCTATTCCAGTAATAGGTCCACCACTTGTATTAGCTGCGTTAGTAGAATCCGACATTAAGAAGTTATTTTCACCTCTTACTGTATCTACCAATATGTGATTTTCGGCAGTTCTTTTCTTGACCCAAACGAGGTCAGCATTTCTACCAATATCAATTATTCTACCAACAGTGTTATTTCCTGTATAAGTCGTCACCCCAACATACTGATCAGGACGTGAAATCACAGTCTCTGGACGAACATTAGCAGCATTCGGTGGTTGGAAACCATCAGGTGGTGGGAACTTGAAGGGTTTTTGTCCAGCATTAAGGATATATCCAGTAAAATCAGCGGCATTCGCCCAATCATTTACAAATAAAACCCACGACTTATTTGACTGCATTGTGTGTGGAAAAGTTCCAATGCTAGTGCCATTTTTGTAGAACGTTACTTGCGGTGTATCACAATCAATGGCAATTCCAATAGTGTCATTCTCATCAAATCCATAAGAAGACTGATAAGTGTTATTGGTCTCGCCACTGCCGGTGCCAATAGTTCCTCTGATTACACTGCTATTGGAGTCGATAGACAACGCTCCATTAGCACGGAATATATCTTGACCAGTGTAAATAGCGGCAGAATCAGTGGGAACGATACCAATGTAGTTGTAATTAACACTGTGAGCCATTGTCCCTTCAAAACTGATTTCACAGTAATACTTGCCACTACTTACCGCAATCGTGCTAAGTGTATATCCATAACCCGAGTTTATCGCATTAGCAGTAAGGTTTCCATCGCTTGTAGTGACTACACCTCTATTGGTCAAGGGGTTCCAAGTAGCATAACCAGTCTCTTGTCCGCGAACTGTGTTGATGTCAGTTGTGAATGGGTTGAAGTTGGTTGCTGCTGCATCTCCATTTGGTGTGAGTGGATCAACCAATATTACATCATCAACATAAATTGCTGAAAATCTTGGTTGAGCAGAACCACTTATACCTGTAAGTGCTATTGATGTAAGAGGAGATGTAACACCCGTGATAGTAACAGTTTCTAACGTAGAACTTGATGATGTAAATTGACTGGAAACATCAACTCCATTTATAGTGATAGTTCCATTTCCACTATCTCTTGCTCCTCTTACCTTGAGAGTTGTAAAAGCAACAGATTTTGGAAGAGTTACAGTAGCAGTTACACTTGCATTATCTGTTCTTGTAAAAGTTGATATATCTCCATCAAATCCAACAGTTGCTGGTCTTGATGCTTCAAAGTTAGCACCAGCACCTGAACTCCATACAGTTCCATCATTTATACCACTAATATTAGGTGATACCGCAGCAGCGCCTGCATTAGCATTTGATTGACAACACAGAAGTTTTGTGTTGGTTACATTTGTGAGTGGTGCTGTTGGTGGTGTGAAGTTTGATGTGTAGAGTGCGGTTCCTTTGATTACTCTTACATTTGATAAAAATCCATTATACAAGTTACTTGTGCTACCAGTGCCACCGCCTATTCTTAAAGAATTCTCTGTAGAAATTAAATTTGTAGAGTTTGTGGATGTTGATCCTTGCTGTATTCCATCCATAAAACATTTAAGATCTGTTCCCGATCTTGTAAATGCTACATGATGCCATCGTTTGGCCACAGCAGTAGTGGTGAATGTAGTTTCAAATATCCAACTATTGTTAGATTGATATGAAAAATACCATAGATTAGCATTATTTCTTACAATCCACCCACTTTTACTAGAACCTAAGAAAGTGCTATTATTTGCTGTTCCAAGCATATCATTACCATAAGAATTTGCATTGGCAAAAAATTCAACGGTGAAATCTCCTGTTCCAAAATCAAACTCACCACTAGATTCAGGCACATCAAGATAATCACCACTACCATCAAAACTCACAGCACCATCAGTAATCTTGGTGAGTTTAGAACTACCACTTACACCTGATGGAGTATCAGGAAGAATATCTGGGGAGGTTGCTGCAGGAACAAAGTTGCTGGTGTATTTTGCTACTCCTTTGTAAACACGAGCATCTTGCATATATCCATTAATATAACTTGAATATCCACTTTCATATCCAATATCAATTCCAGTAGTTTCATCTAAATCAGCGGTGACAGATGCTTGCTCTTTTACGATTACACCATTAACAAAAAGACGAAGTGTTCCTGATTGTCTAGTGGCTGCGAAGTGATGCCATTTATTAAGTCCAAATACATTATTTGCAGATGTATAACTTGTGCCTGATATATCAAACTGAAGATATTTGTTACTTCCTATCATCAACTGATAGTTATTCCTATCACCTCTACTACAAAAAAGTCTATTGTTTGTATTAACTGTTGCTGTTGGATAAAACCAACATTCCATAGTGAAGTCGCCAGTCCCAAAATCATAATCTCCGTCAGTTCCACCTCCACCACTGATTTCTAATCTTGCAACATTACCATTAAACTTAGCACTGGATGCATAAAAATTACTTTTCTCAGTGCTAGCAGCAATATCAGAAGAAGAACCAGTTTGAGATACAGTTTTTGCTGTTGTTCCAATATTAACTGAATTACTTTTATCGTCTGTTATACTAACTAATGGAAGTGCAATAACACAGTTTGATGCATATTGATCTGCTAACTTCTCATTTGTGGTGATACCTGTGATATCAGCTCCCATCCCAGAGTGAGATGTACAATAATAATATAAGGTATTAGGAGCATCATGTGGAACAGTAATGGTTGTTGCTGCACCTGTGATTGCTGCTACACCATTTGTGTATTCTGATCCACCACCATGACTTCCATTACTAGTCGCAGAGAATCTAAATGGGTGAGATGATACTGTGCTATCAGATGTATCAAAGGTATAAGTAGCACCACGAATCAGTCCTGTGACTGTATCTTGCTTAACTCCATCAATATAATACTTGTTTCCACCACCATCATCATAGACAGTGACAGCATATCCTACATTCTGCTTACTTCCAAATACACCAACTGCTGCTGAATTGCCACCTGGAGTAGTATTCAGAATGGGTTTTGCTCCCGTTGCTTTTTCAAGTGAATTAGAACCACCAAAGTTTACAGGAGTCCAGTCATTTCCATTACCAGATTTATCCTGACCGATGGGTGAGTTTCCATCGAATGGGAGGTAGAAAGAATTGTAAGAAGCAATTGTACCATCGGTATATCCTGGTCCAGACCAACTCATCGTTGGGCTACCATTTCCTGGATAAGTAGAATTTGAATAATGAATTGTTGCTCCATTTACATCGGAGAACAATTGCAATTGATTTGACCAGTTTGTATCTGTACCATTCACCAATATTACATATTGATCAGATGATTCATATACTAATCCATTTGTAGAATCTACTGTTTGATTAGTAAGTCTTCTTGTCCAGGTAGAATTATCTGTTGATGTATATAAATTTAATCCAGTATTAGATGAACCAGTAGCTTTCCATGCAACTGTTCCACCAGCAGATGATGGAAATTTAATACCCTGATATCTTAGTTGATTTTGAGACTCTGCCCATGTATAAGTGTTAAATTTATCAAGTTCCTCAAAGACTCCTCTTCTAAACTTTTTAGGTTTCCAAGTGTTTGTGAGTGGATCAGTGAATCCAAAATATTCGGGTCCAAGTGCTTGTCCGTCTATCAGATAGACCTGTGACATCCTCCCATAATAATCTGTAGAGCTTCTTGCCTCTCCAATATAATGTGCCTTAACCGCATTTACAATTGTATCTGTCGTTGTATTAGATGGTAGTGTATTTGTTGCGAGTGTTTGTCTCTCTCCATTTACATATAATCTAGCTCTATCATTTTGAGTGCTATTCGTAAAGTCGGCAATCGCAACTATATGATACCATCCAATATCCCTTAAAAGTGCATTAGATCTTATATCAAAATCCCATGATCCTGTATTTTGAGCGAATTGTATTTGTCCACTGGATATTCTAAAATGAAGTCTATCTGAGGATCCAGTGTGTGAACTAAAGATTGAATGCTCTTGGTTTGACTTATGTAGTTTTATCCATCCACTCCAAGTCCAGGTTTGTTGATTACCTGCAGAACCTGGAGTTCTTTCCAACTTTTGATCAGTGCCAGAGAATCCTAAACTGCCATCAATTACCTGAGCACCAGTTGCTCTATCAGATGTAATTACCTGAGGAATACCTGCCATTTACCTAATCTCCTCAGCTATAGTTTACAGAAGCACCCGCAAGTAGTTGCGTACAACCTGCTCCTACAGAATCGTGTACGGTGAAAGATATTAAACTAATTGCACCGTCTGCTGTTGGTAGTGTTGGTGCTGCTCCTGATGGGAACAAGAAGTATGTACTGAATCCAACAGTTGCAATACCAGAGTTTACAATACGAATCGTATGTGATTCTCCCTCTGTTCCTGAACCACTTGATGTGATTGTAGTGATACCAGTTGCAGTAATTTTATGATCTACTGCTGTACCAAGACGAACTGCGGTAACAATACCAGATGAAGTAAATGCCTCTGTAGTGACACCAGCAGCAGGTATATCCCCCCAGGTTGGTGCTGATCCAGAACCATTAGAAAGAATTACCTGACCCGATGTTCCGTAGTTAGCACCACCAAGACCAATCTGACCTGATGTAGCAATACGAACTTTTTCAGATCCATTTACTTGGAATATAACATTATTATTATCAGAACTACCAAACTTTGCATCACCACCAACATTACTAAAGAATCCAGCATTAGAATTAGTTACAACTAAACTCCCTGCTGCAATCGTTCCTGGTGTTGAAGCTAGTGTGCCAGATGAAACTGTTCCATCAGCGAGAACACGAAATCTTTCAGTACCAGCAGTCTCTATAGTAAATACGTTAGCAGCAGGGAATCTAATTGAAGTATCAGTGTCTCCAGTATGGATGATCTTATCTGCGATTGATACATCGCTAAAGAATGTTGACACTCCAGTGACAGTTGCACCACCACCAACAACTCTTAAACCAGATCTTGCAGTAACAATACCAACAGAATCAACGTTGGTTACATCTTCATAAGTCAGAACACCAGTAAATGTAGCAGCAACACCAGTGAGATTATTGATGGTAATATTTGGTGAGCCAGATAATCCAGTAGCTGTTCCAGTTACATCACCTGTTACATCACCTGTTAATGTACCAAATAAACTATTAGCAGTAACAATACCAACATTCAGAACTGCTGTGTTATTGGTATCAGCAGCTCCGGTAGCTGTTGTTGTTCCGATACCTACACTCTTAGTGGTATGAATACCTGAGGCGTTTGTAGACCACGTTCCACCAGCACCGGCACCACCACCAGATATAGCAATATCAACTGTAGTGCCATTAAGTAAAAATGTATTTCCAGTGCCTACAAAATTAAGATTATTTGCATTTCCAATAAGTGATCCAGCAGATAAAATACCAACTTTTCTATCAACTAAATTAAATGCTTTATATGCGACACCTTCAATTACATCACCACTAGTTACTCCACCATTTAATACTGAGAAAGTAAGTCCATCCGTGGAAGTATAATCACTTCCTTCTATCATCTTTACACCATTAATAAAGATATCAAAGTATCCTACAGTATAACCAGATGAAAAAGTGAAGTCAGTCGTAACTCCAGTGGGTGAAAAAGTTTGTCTCGCTACTATGACCGATGAGTCACTAGGTGCTCTTCCAATATAACCGTTTCTATCTGCCATTAGTTAACTCCTGTCAGGATGCTCAGGCTGACATCTATTGCGTCAGTTGTATCGCAATAAACCTTTAACTCATCTCCGCTTTCCAATAGAGTTTTACCAGTATCCGAAATAACAAAAGAACTTCCACTAGGAACAGGAATCTTGCTCGCTATTGCAACTGACCCCGTAGAAGTAACCCCAACACTGGTATCATACATTTCAACACTGAGATTTACACTATTATTTGTATTATTTGCAAACGTTCCACCAATTATGATACTCTTCGTTGCAGAAGGTGAGGTAAATGCTGTCGTTGGACCAAGAAATCTAACAACTTGACTAGATGCTGATGAGGTATTAGTAGAATTTTTATCGGTGAAAACCGTTCCCACGCCACCTGATACCGGACTGGTTGAGACAACTTTAGTTCCAGCAATAAAGTTTGGATTATCAACCAGGAAAGAAACGCCAATACCAGTAAGTGCCGTAACTGTAATCGCAGTGCTTGCTGCGGCTACGGTGCTTCCACTATAACTAGTTACAACTCCCACAGCTCTAACTACTTGATTTTGAAAAACTTCTGCCATCTTTCCTTATGTGTTAAAAGTATTTATTGAATTAACCGCCAAGTGCGATTACGAGACCAATGGAAGCACCGGTCTGAACTGTAACTGTTGCAATTCCTGAAGCTAAATCAACAGTATTTCCTGCATTTGATGATTTAAAATCAACCATAGTAACACCAGTTCCAATGGAAGTTCCCTCAGAACCAACACCAATCTGACCAAGACCTATGAATTGAGTTGCAGTAACAACTCCACTAACATTAATGTTAGGTGAAGTGATACCTGCACCAGTTACATTTAATCCATCCTGAACAAAGATATAATCACTAAAGGTTGTAAAACCCACAAAAGTGGTTAATCCAGTTACATGAAGTGTATCAGTAACTGTGAGGTTTTGAATAGATGCATCATCAAGAGTGATATCATCAAGGTTAATATCACCAGTGACACGCATGTCACCATAAACATAAAGTGCAGTCTGACCAGTTGAAACTGGAGACCGCACATCTAAAGTATAAATGGGGTTGGGAACTGAGGTTCCTACACCAACATTGTTGTTAGAGTCACTTACATAAAAGACACTACCAGATGTTCCCACCTGTAAGTCTTTTGTAAGTGTAGTGAATCCCGTTACACTAACGTCGGTAGCACCAATTCCACCACTAACGTCTAGGGTGAAATTTGGTTGAGTTGAACCAATACCAACGTTCTTAGTTGTAGCATCTGCCAAAATGACATTCGATGCTACTTCTAAGCCATTTTTGACAACAAAATTCTTATTGACTGCCATTTCGGGTTCACTCTCCCCCGTTTAGTTTTTATTATTTATACAACCTAATCAATTCCTTCAACTGTGAATGATCTTACATATGTGTTAAAACCATTAGTTTTATTAAACCAAATTCTCCACTGAGTGTCACTACTAGAAACTTTCTCCACTTTTGCAGGTCCTGATGTATCAACTCCACTGCCTCCACCTGAAGTTGTACTTGATATGTTGCTAACAATTATACTACTATAAGGTTTATTCATAGTAATAATATAATGTTTTACATTAGTTGATGTACTAACCTGCTGATCAGGAGAACCTGGGGATTCGGCTTTTGCGAATACGATTGCTCCAGAGTATTCAAAGAAAGTATTAGTATCTGTAACATTATTAAATGTATGATTTAGATTTCCAATTTTAATAGGTTCAGCAAATCTAATTACAACTCTTGCATTTTCATTACTACCACCAAGTTGAGTGCTAATAATAGATATAGATCCATCAGTATATCCTGATCCACCGCCACCCGCACCAGAATTTAGTGAACTTCCACCATTGCCACCAATTGCACCAGCACCACCATTTCCACGTCCAGTGTTTTCTGGAATTCCCACTCCCTTATTTTGAATAACATTATATCCTGATTTATATCCACGATCAATTTCGGCAGTATTTGATACTTCAGTTCCGTCAGAAATTCTAAACTTGATTGTGCCCAAATCTTCGCAAGGTGATTTTCCTTGTTGTCTCCAATATACACCTCTGGTGCATGGTCTTACTTTACCTCCAGAATTGCCACCAGCCCAACCATCTGGTGCAATAGCAGTTTCCTGTGGAACCATAGAACTAAACACACCGTTTTCTGACAATGTTCCTGCTGTAATTAAATATCCACCACTAGCTCCACCACCCAGTCCATTTTGTCCCGCAATACCTATTCCACCACCAAATCCACCATTATTACCACTGCCAGCATCTCCACCACCACCAACACATGCAATTAAAGTTGCTTTTCTATAGAAAAATGGAGTATTAATTGACTCAATCAATCCAGCAATTACGTATTCAACATTTCTTTCTAATGTAAGTCTGAATCTTGAAAATCCACCCTCACCGCCAGAAAATGAACCAGAGTTGGACCCTTTTCCTCCATATAAATCCATCTCTACATCAATATCTCTGTCTGGACAGTAAAAACTATACAAACTATTAAATGATCCTAATGTAGGGTCTCCTGTAAATGTTGTAAACTCATACTCTCCATTGAATAAATCTATAGTGCTTAAATTAGCAGTATCTGTTCCGTTTATTCCTTCAATGTTAAGTAAATATTGTTCTGCGTTCTCCCGCACAACAAAATTTGCTGTGGTACTAATTCCTGGAGTATTAGTTGCAACTAAACTGGATACCGCGCAAGAAACAGTCTGAATTCCAACTTGATCTGAGGTTAATGTTAATGTTGGAGTATTTGAACCAGATATAATTGTATTTCTAGTTAAAGTAGTATCAACTGCAACTTTTCCAGTGTAAGAAATATTAATATACCCATTACCACTTACTCCCCATCCGTCATATGCAAAATCAGCAGTTCTTGTATCAAATCCACTTGCCCCACCATTTCCATCTCTATTATTACCACCATCACCATGACCACCATAATTAGATGGAGTTCCACCACCACCTCCACCGCCACCACCAAGCACTCCATCACCTCCTGGTTTTGGTGAACTAGTGCTATTTGACATTGCATCCCTCACTCTACCAAAACCTAATCCACCACCTCTATCGTTTGATGGTCCTAGAGATCCTCCACCCCCACCGCCGCCAGCGGATACAATGGTATATCTTCCTAAAGTTTCATCATATACAGCACTGGCACCTCCACCACCACCTCCACCACCACTACTATTTGAACCACCTGCTCCACCGGCAGCATAACTACTAGCACCACCAAGACCACCATTACTGCCTACAGAAGAATTTCCTCTTCTTCCGACTTCAAATCTTAGAGTTCTTGTTATGGTTTCTCCAGAAGCATATGGAAGTCTTCCAGCTCTACCAAAATGCCCAGGTCTACTAGATCCAGAACCGCCAGCACCGCCAGCAATGGTTATTGTTATATCCCGTGCATCAATTAAATCAAGTGTTGCATCTGAATCATAATTAAATGATTGAAATCCTTCTTCTAATGCTGTTGAACCAATAGTCTCAGTCACTGTTCCATCAGATACCTCACTGCCATTAAGTGACCACTGATATGTGACATCACCATATGTTTCATCAGTTAATCCTGCATCAATTGTAAAAGTTCTGCTTTGATTTACTATTGTTTCTGTGGTGCTTGGTTGTGCTATGATTTCAATTAACGGATCAACTGTAATCGTTGCAATTCCGGAATTTATGGGTTCATTAATTGCATTACCAGTTCCCTTTAATTCACTATCATATTCATTAGTTGCATTATAATCTGCTTCAAGGTAAAACTTTCTACCATTATCACCTGGACTTGTTAAATTAGAAATTGTAAGAGTAGTGGTTCCAGATCCACTAATATTTGATCCATCACTTAATGCGCCAACATTAACCTCGTACCATTGATAATCAATACTACCAATAGATGATGGTGATGTTGTTGCCCACGAAACTGTTGCTATTCCTGATAATGTAACCGAACCAGTGACTGTACTACCAACCCCCACTGGGTTTTCTAAAAATGAGAGTACAGGTCCATTTAACTCTAGATCTGTTGGAAGACCTCTGTAGAAAATATTTTCCATTTGTTATCAGTTCAGGAAGTTTTGACCACTTACAACGCCATAGAGACCAGATGTTGTTGGATTTGAACCATCAAAAATCTTGAATGAATAAATGTCAGTTCTACTTGCGGTTGTCGTAACTTGTGGCACAACATTTCCTGGCCAGTAGACTGGAATTGTGGAACCACCAGTGGTCTTAAATGTATCTATACCAACAGAACGACTGCCTGTTGCATCCTGCTCAACTCTTAATGTAAATGAGGTTGCTTGAATTGGTAAATTAGTCAAAGTAAATTGCGTAATATCCGAAGTAGCAGTACAAATGAATGTCTGAGCCTGTGAAAGATCAACCGTAACAACGTTAGATGAGATATCAAGATACTTAACTCTCTCAGAGTAAGTCTTGAAGAGTGTATGTCCATCAATATCAAGTGTTGCCTGAGGCGTGGTGGAGTTAATACCGACAGATCCAACACCAACTGAATTTGATGATGTAATGATTGTTCCACCAGTTCCAACATTTAGTGTTCCGATAGTTGCAATACCAACATTTATTCTACCAGTTGAACTATTATCAAGATCATAATCTGATGCAGTAAGAACACCAACAACTATCGCATCTTTAGTCGTAACTATACCGGTAAAAGTACCCTGCCCATGAACTAATAAAGTTGTGCTTCTACCAGCACCGGCATTTTCATGAATATCACCAACTGTTAAGTTAACACTGGTTACAGATGTTCCGATACCAACAGATCCGAGAGAAGTATTATAAAGAATACCTCCTTCGTTTGTCCAACCAGCAGCAGATACATTAATACTCGTTAGATTTGAACCATCACCGTGGAAAGATGTTCCAGTAACAACTCCAGCATTAATATTGCCACCAATATTGACATCCCCAAAGACGTGCAGTTTATATCCATTGGCAGTTGTACCAATACCAACTCCGTCTCCATCGACTGAAAGTTGAGTTGTTCCAGCACCAATTTTAAATGTTGCTTCACCAGGTCCGGTAGTTCCAACACCAACCTTATTAAATACCATGACGTTGGAATCAGTTTCTAAACTGATAGCACCAAAACGACGCCAATCATTTTGAACACTGTATATCCAACCAACATAATCGCCATCAGTCGGATTAGCATTGTATACTAAATCACCTGGGTTACCAGACAATGTTGGAGTTGCAATACCAACAGTATATTTTCTAGATACTGTTGCGTCTCCTTGTAAGAATAGTGAGTTAGATTCAACACCCTTAGGTGAATTAATCGTCAGTTTATTGTTAACAATAATGGGTCCATTAAATTTAGAGATAACCTTGTTATCTGGACCACCCTCAACTTTAATCGATCTTGAGAATACACCTTCTACAGGTTCAATAACATTAAGATTTGGAAGTTCTGCAATATCTTCACCCTCTATAGTTTCTACAGGAGTGTCAAAAATTTCTTCTCTACCAGTGATTGTACTAAGACGTTTATTACCAGAATATGAAATACCCCTATCATTCATTCCAGTATAGAAGTTAATTCCACCATCTCTTTTACCAGACTGTGATAACAGTTCTTCATCAACAGAAATAGCACGATCATGTTTATCTGGGAATGCAGTAGAGTAATTACCAGGTCCAAATCCTACGTACTCAAATGTATGTCCTGAAGCACGAATAATTGAGTGTCTTCTAAGTTCAATAGGTTCAATTCTTACTCTTCTAATTACAGAGTTGATTACATGAGAAGTTGCTTTTGATCCAAGAATACCACGGAATACAGAAACTGGATTTGAACCAGTTGTTGTGGTCTTGACTCTCATTATCTCACTATTAATCATTAAGTAATCACCAATATTAATGTCAAGATCACCTATTGACTGTATTGAAATTTGATCAGTTGTAGCATTTGCAATTGCCGACGATATTGTGGTGGTAATTCCAGCATAGGTTGGAATCATGCGTCCAGACAAGTTTTCATTTTCAACGGTGATATTACCATCATTAGAAGTGAATCCCTCAGGAAGAGCAAAAATAGTTCCAGAGGCGGATGGAGCTAAAGTGCTAACACCAAGTTGAACTTCAAATGAAGTGAGAGAATTAATTTTAGTGACAATGAATGAACCATTATATTGAGTCTGATCTGCTCCAGCAATTTTTACTTTTCTATCAACAGATAATCCATGTCTATTATGTGTGGTCACGGTAGCGATACCAGACACACCTGTATATGTAAAGGTATTGACATTGATTGCTTCGCCAGTTACATAGAAATACGCATCTGATGTTAAAGTAGCACCGATTGATCCCGATATCTTATCTGCTGAGATGGATGATGCTGCTGCGACACTAACTGTAGTGGCAGATCCAATTGCAACATCAGTAATCCTATAAAGTTGATTATAATCGGAGTAGGAATCGGATTTCACTCCAACCATTCTTATGGTATCACCTACATTATTATAAATTTTACTAACTTGAACCACTGCTTGAGAGAATGATCCAGTAGTAGTAACCCCAACAACGTTCATTGTGTTGCCAATACCATATGCGGAACCACCGTCCATGACTTTCACGGCAGTGATAGTTCCACTTGCATTAACAGTTAGTTTTGCTGTTGCATGTTTTCCCGTAACAGAGGAACCAATTGATACCAATTTAGCATTGTAAATATCTCCTGCAGATCCAGATCCATATCCCGCACCACCATCTACAATAGAAAGTTGAGTGACTCTATTCAGACCATGATCATACTGAGTGTGTATAGTATGATCAACACCAGTTGCTGATGATATATCAGTAATTCCTATACCAATATTTTTATCATCATTTATTTTGTTAACAGTCTCTTTTGTAACACTTTTTCTTGGGTCATCAGTTTCAACGAGACCAATTAAACTAGATGTTGCAAAACAAGTTGCGGCATCTGGGTCAGAGACAGGATTATCTCTACTTGTTTGTGGAAAAAGTTCTTTAACTGGTTGTGAATATTGATCGCCAGTAAATGGAGAAACGGTTGGAGCATTTGATGCATTGAGAACACTTACATAGTAAACACCATCTTGCTCTCCATTGATATATTTTTGAGCTTCCGACAGTCTATAAACATAGTAAGTATTAGAATACTTTTTACGTTCAAAGTAAGGAAGTGATGTCGTTCTTGTATCAACATCATTCGTAAACGTTCCTGGGTCGGTAGTCAATCCAACTGTAAAGGTTTTTGAACTAGAAATACCTGTCACACTAAAATGTCTATTAAATCCTAGATTTTGTGTGCCTGTAGAGTTATTTGTACTTGTAATATTTTTTATAGCAACTAATGATCCAACTGAAAGGTTGTGTGGCAGTTCAGTGTCAATGATAGCACTAGATCCATCCCAACTAGCACCAGATATAAATCTGAAATTTCTTTGTTGATTTACATTTGTAAGAGAACCACTTCCAAAATAGGTTTGAATCTCTGAATCAGTTGAACCTATGGACGTATTAGATTCCTGAATAATGAATCCTTCAATAGGTGGTCGTGCTGCAGCACCAGAATTTTGTGGGATAACATATCTCATTCTATAAGTTCTATCAATAGAAGATCTTGTATCAGATTTTCTATTGATAAATGTTCTTGGTGTGGCTTGACCAAGTGAAGTTGTGCCTAAACTTACAATGGTTGGATAGATACTATTTTCTGTTGATGCGGTAGCTACCTTAATATACCATTGAGAATTAGTGGAATCATATTGAACTGGATGTCCAATATCTCCAGAATTTTTATCAGATACTCTACTTACAACCTTAAGTGATCCACCTTTTTCGTTAATCGTAAGAGGTGTTCCATTTATAGCATCATTAAGAGTTTTTGCAAGTTTAATATTTGTATTAGTTGTGATACCAGATCCAGTAGTGATCGCAAAAGCAACCACATTAGCAGTCAGTCCATCGGGAAGTTGTCCGGTGTCACTTAGTACACGAACGGATTCTCCATTAATAAAATTATGTGCTCCGGTTAAGGTAATAACATTAGCATTACTACCGTCACTAAATGCACCGATACTATTAACACCTGCTATTCTTTTTACATCAAATACTTTTTCTGCGCTAGACTCAGGATTATCAGTATTGTCAGGCATAACAATACGAGCAGAATATTCGGTGACAATACCTGCTTGAGAAATTAAAACTCTTAGTTGATCATTAGTTCTTGCACCTACCCTAAATCCCTCTAAAACATTTTCTGGTGGTGCATCAACGTTTGTTTTATCAAGTAAATAAAGATTTCCTGTGGATCCAACACCAGCAACTCTATCTGTTTTTGTAACATCAATAGATTCAAATTCAATAGAGGATTCTGTAAGTGGAATCTGTTTTGGTGGAATAATATGAGTAATATATCCTTGATTATCTTGAGTAAACGCATCTGTTCTAAATCCAACAGAGGTAAGAGCATTTGCACCAAAGTTAGAGTTAGAGTTTGTTAAGGATATGTCACCACCATTCTCAGTAACAAAGTGTTCTGCAAATCCGATTGCAAAGATAGAAACTGCTTGGATGAAGGAATTATTTGATACCTTTACATGAAAGTTTCTATAAGATGGTTTATATCTTGCCTTTGAATTGTTACTTAAAGTTTCATTTCCAGCAACTGTGCTATCATCATAAGTTCCAGTTGGTGGAGAACTTTCATTATATTTAACAAAAGCATTATCATCCTTCTGCAATCCAATACCGGTAAATTGTGCAACAACCATTGATCTAAATCCAGTTGCTTTAGTACCATCTGCCTCCATTCCGCACATACCAAAAACAGATCTCAATGAGATGTTAAAAATATATGGAGATGCGGAAGTAACAGTATCAGATGACAATGATAAAGTTGATCCAGCCACCGTTGGCAGTGGATTTGATGGAGCATTTTGAGTTTGATATTTAATTTCAGTGCTTGATGTTTTTTCTGATACAACAAACTGCCCATTATATCCAGTTGCTGATATGCCCTCAATACGGAAAGGGGTATCTACGTCGAGACCAGATACTGCAGATGATGTTGTGACCGTGATTACATTACTAGCAGTAGTTCCGTCACCAGCTTTAATACTGGAAATGCCTACACTTTGACCCGTTGATCCAACAATACGAAACTCATCAATCTTGGGTTGAATATCAACACCCGCAGATGGATAATCTGGCTCAATAGGACGACCAGAAGATTGACCATATACGAGACCAACTTTCTCATAGTACATGTCCAGATCTGTTCTGGTGCTGGAGTATGTCATAAAAGCATCATCAATGCTTACATTATTCACACCGTCTGCATATTCAAAACAAGTTAGTTTATGGTGTGAAAAATTTGGTACAAAAGTATTTGAGGTATAATCTTTATATACAACACCATTAGGATCACCATCAAAAATTGAGAACTGCCACAAGTAACATCCACCAGTTACTCTGAATACAGCAGATCTGGCAATATTATCGTTTTGAGGATCTGGAACATATTTTGGACGAATTTTAGTTTTTCTTAAATCAAGACCAACAATCGATGTTCCTCTTGGAAGAATCACCCCTCCATTTATACTATTAAGTTTATATAATTCATTATTAGGTGATTCCAGATTTAAATTAGATGTTAAATCTAAAGGTGGAAGATCATTTGAAGTTGTTCCATCCCTTAGTCTGTAATTATTTGAACCATCTGGTATAAATCCAGGTCTATTGTCTACAAAATGCTCCCCCGGATACAATAAGATTGTAGTATTAGCAAATCTATCGTTATTAAGTCCCCTTTGATATGAAAATCTGGCAGATTCTATCAACGCACGTTGAATCGTTTTAAAGGGACGAGTCAATGAATTACCTTTATTTTCGATACTATCTGTGGCGTCTAAACTATTCGGATCAACGTAAAGAATAGTACCGCGAGTAGATTTCAGAAAATTATCTAATCTGGAAAGACCCATCTTATTACACTATAAGTTCTGTTATGGATTATTTATCAAACGAAAAAAGGGCAACCCTATATAGGGGTCGCCCTTTTCGCACTTCCTTCACACCTTTATATATTATCCTTCTTTTAACTCATTGTCAAGTATATATTCAACGGTTTTTGCAACATCATTCATGGCACAACGAAGTTCTTTTTGACCTCCCGTGTGTTGAGTCATAATTGTAGTTTCTGTCAATGACCAACGCCATTCTTCCATCTTGTCATTATACCATAAATTTATAACCATTAGTCTACAGGCAACAATTCTGGATTTTCTAATTCTAGCTCATACACTAATGGATTGCATTCTTCCATCATAAGGTACATGGCAGATTTATACAGATCCTCAGCAGTCAATCTCGGATGAGAATTTGCTAGTTGTATTACACTTGGATTTTGTCTAGCTACTTCTGGGAGTTCATCAAAGGTAAATGGAATGTTTTGAATCAAATATAATAATACAAGATGTTCTCCCTCATGATCGTACCAAGCATACTTTGTGTCTATATGGTATTTCATGGGTTTATAGTGTACCCCAATATATTTAGAATAGGAGCGGGGGGACTTGAACCCCCACGAGATAATTCTCAACAGATTTTAAGTCTGGTGCGTCTACCGATTCCGCCACGCTCCCAAGGAATCACTCCTCCCAAGTAGGAGGGTGAAATGAACAATATTCGTTAAATGTAATCTTCATTTCTTTATTTGTCAGACCTGCGTTTTTTGCTGCTTTTGGAAGATTCCACTTCGCAGTGAATAACATTTCCATAGATTGACGGGTTTCTGGTCTCATAGTCGTAGCACTCTAGTATTTCTTTATAAAACCCCTCAGGGTAAATTTTTGCCGGAATTTTTTTTGCGACTTTTTTGGAATTGAAAGTCATTTTTCCTCAGAGGGGGTCAGCATACGCCAGTGTATCTTCGTCAAGGTTGTCACGGCACAACTCAAGAACTGCCATGAATTGATCCACTGTATCGCAGTCCACGACACGCTCTTCCCCTTCATTAGAATATAGGAAGAACTTACGCTTCACAGGATCAACAACACACCGGGTCAGGTACTCGTCTTGCATGAGGTTCGTTTGATTACCTGTTTATTATAATACGGTCAGGGAGCAGCGTCAACATCTTGCTCCACTTCCAGCACTGGCACGTCTTTACGCATGGCATAGACTGTATAAAAACAATCAATATTAGATCCACTTCCCGATTTAATTTTAACTTTTCTACCCCACTCAATTTTTTCAACAATAAGATCTTGAGATGATCCAATTTGCGTAAGAGTTACTGTTATTGTTTCTGGGTCTACAAGACCCATCCAGTAATCTGGAAGTTCAATTACAGTTTCATTTGTTAATCTTCCACGAACATAAACACCTAGCTCCGGTCCCTCTAAACAACCGTGAAGAAGTCTTTTGTTCTTCTTAGTTGGATGAGGTATATCAAAAAATTTAGATTCAGAACTAAAATTATTTGCATTAATAGTATTTGCATTAATAGTAAGAGATCCTTTTCCACTATCACCACTACCAGCTAATGTGTCATTGACTTGAATGGCATTAATTTGTGCTTTCTTGTGATAATACGGTTCACAAGCTTCATCTGGATAATCATCTTCACTTTTATTGCCATACCAAATATATTCAAAGTCAGTCATTGGTATTCCCCAACCACCGACGTGTTTGCTACAGTCTTGACTTCTTGGGGATGGAATAAACTTTTGTGCTGAATCTGTCATAATCTAATCTCCTAAACTTTTCCTGATTGTAAGTATTGATTGTTGTCTCCTGGATAATCCTCAGGAGATGTTCCCTCATACTCTGATATGTTTCTTTCGCAATCTTGCCTTTCACCATATACATGATAGAAACAATTAATTGGCATACCTCCACGAGACTGAAGATATACTTTTTCTTCGTCAATTCTCTTTACTATTACGTCTTGATGGGCACCGATAGGAGTAAGATTGACAGTGATTGTAGTCCAATCAACAAGATCTTTCCAATATAATGGTAACACAATCTCAGTTTTGTTTATTACTCTACCTCTACAATATACGTCAGCACTCGGTGCCTCAGGGGCAACATATCTAAGTCTCCACCCTTTTTTTGATGGATGCTCAATGTCAAAATCTTTCTTTGCTGCCAAGACATTGCCCTTATAATCAAAGACAGATAATCCAGAAACAGTTCCTCCTGCCTGAATTCTAAAATTTACATCAAGATTGCCAAGAACACCTAAGTTAGGAGAAATAATCGCACTATATGGATTACTCAATCCCAACGGAAGCGCACCTGGTGCAAGTGGAGGTGGGGCATCAGAGTTTGCAAGAGGCCCTACATTTAGTCCAGCAAAAGGTGTAGGAAAATGAGTTGGTTGGCCGATAACTACTGGACCCTCAATCATCGCAGACCCGTTGAATCTAGTAGCACCTTCACCGGTGGCTGGACAGATGCCCGTACCTACTTTTAACTGTCCACCGATATTTACGTCGTCCAAATTAAATGACATATATTCTCCTATGCTTGATTACATTGTTGTTGAAATCTTTGACCACCGACTTTAGAGTCCTTAATTGCTACCGCATCAGTAACTCCACGAATAATTGATGAGTACAATTTAAGGCAACTATTTGAACAGATATCAGTAACACCAGAAGAAACTATTTTTGTTTTTACTTTGGAGTTCATGACAATTTTACTAGAATCCAAACTAATGGTTTCTGTTGCCTCAAGCACTATATTGCCCTCACTATTGTCACCAACAGCAACTAATTCAATACTATTTGCTTGTAATCTTATTTTACCATTAGTTGCAATAATGTCAATATTGCCATTCTTGGCATTAATCATACAAGTATCATCATCTTTCTTCCGATTACTTCCACACTCAACTTGAAAGTTTCCAGGACACATTGATGTAGTCCAACCGTTTCTTTCGCCATCTTTATCCATGGAAAAGAAATGTTCGCCATCAGATCCACGAAGCATCACATCAGATATTACAGATGATTCTCTATCAATATGTCCGAATGTAATTGACCCATGATCATTAGAATATTTGACTGTAGTATAAGTCTTTTTTAAATTATTACCCTCAGATCCTCGATCAAGTGATCTTTTACTATTACCAGTTGTTGGCATTTTTTGGAATCAAGTGTGTGAACTATTTAACACCTCAAATTAGATTATCTGGGGTGTTGGGTATATCGAGACGTGGATCATTACTAGTAATGTCCGTACCCTGTCTGAGAATTGCGGATGCTCTAGTTGTAACTTGACCATCGATGCTTTCCTGAAGAGTTGCATACACCTGCACCAAATCACCAGTGGTTTCATATATACCAGCATAAAGTATGCCATCTTTAGAGAAAGTGGAACCATAATATGGTTTTCCATTGACGTAACCAGTCTGTTTAAGTCCAACCAAATCTGTCACCTGAAGCAATTGATCGTCAGGCAAGACAAGCTCTGGAACAATAACAGGTTCAAATACCGGTCTTCCTCTAAATCCCAACCCGGTATCAGATGGCAATGTGATGTTTGGATAATCAGTAAATCCGTAGTAAGAAACTGGTTCAATACCTTCTATCTGACCAAAAGGTCCGAACCTTGGCGTAACTGGTTTACCATCAATAAAAATTAAATCATCTGGACCATAGTTAATTCCTGGAGCTGTTGGAATAATATCTTTTAAAACTAAAGTAACTGGTGGACCCGATGATGGGGTAGATGGATATCCATTACCAGGTTCTAATGGAATGATATCTGTCACGACACCTTGTCCCTCAATTATTTTTGGACATGGTGGTGGAATAAGAACAGCAGATGCACAGAGTGGATTAGTTGTCCATGGAGGAGTTGAAATAACAACTTCAATATCTTTGAAAATCTTAAGAGCAAATCCCGTAGGGTTTGTATTAAATGTTAGTCCAAATCCCGTGTCATCCAACAACACAACTGTTACTTCATATTTTCCAGCACTAACTTCTGCAAATCTGCTTATTGCTTCTCCCCTAAAAGATCTTGACTCAACAATTTCTTGATTGTTAATGAATAATCTTCCCACAAAATCAGATTGAAATTTAATCTCATATCTACCACTTTCAGGAAAATCTACATTAGTCCATGTAAAAGTTTTATCTCCTGCTAAGTTTGGATTTGGCAAATCGAGTGGTGGTAAAAAAGGAGATACATTATTACGATTCATAAAATCACTCCAATTTTTATTGTTATGATTGAATAATGGAGGTCCGGAGTAAGTCACGCCACTGATATTTTTTCCAGACTCAACTCCAGTTCTAACAGATGATTTAGAGGAACCTTTAACGGTTATAGTTTTTGTAACTCCTCCTCTTTCTTTATAAACCTTAAAACTTTCACTACCTCCTCTTCCACTTGAACGGAGAGAAAAATCTCTCTCCCACACTGTTCCGCCGACTTCGATATCAGTAATTGCTAATCCAGATACTCTAGGACTATCATCATATCTCATTTCAATAGTGATTTTTCCACTACCATCATACAAAAGTTTTTTGCCATCTTGAGAAAATCTAGCATTATTAGTGGAGGATTTGATTTCAAACCTAGCATTCTCATCAAATTTTGGATTAATATCGTCATCAATTACAACAAGAGTATCCGATGTACGGAGTAAACCAGAACCCGCAGACATACCACGATATGAAATTAAAAGTTCTGATGTGGACAAAGAATCAACAGTAGTAGTTGGTTTAATCCAATCTTGTGTGCTAAAAATTTTTTTCTTAATTGTCTTTGAGTTTTCCTGTCTAAAGTTTTCAACTTCGACCTTAATAGTATGCTTACCCTCGGTCAATCTTACTGTTTCTATTTTTGGTGATGGATTTTTAAATCCTTTAAGTTTATATACTTCTTGATTATCAATTAAAATTCTTCCAGCATTATCAGCAGTGCCTTTAATACCATAAAATCCATCATATGGTATATCAAGTGTCCAAGTATTATCATAAATTATCCCACCACCACCATCACTATTGAGTGTGCTAAGTGGAGGCAGAGGTGATAATGCAAATCTATTAGTAAATTTACTCCATGCAGGATGATTTACAGGCCACCATTTTTTTTGTCCACCGGGAAATCTAGTTGACCATATTGGATTTTTGGGACACCTACCCTCAGCAATAGGTACTGGTTCTTGTGGAATCGGTGGTAATGGTGCATCAATTGTAAACGCTGCTCCCATTGGGTTTTCATTAAACGATTTAGGAGATATTCTAGTCAATTCAACTTCAGCAGCTTCGATATTAATTGCAAGTGCCATCGGGTTTACACCCTTGATAAATGAAGGCTGTTGATTTTTTATCCTAGTAATAGAGAGATCTGCATTTTCATCAAATCCATTATCAATATCATCATCATACTGAATAGTAGCACCATTATTTTTTAATATAGAACCAGTAGAACTTGATGATCCCACCGATCTAACAAGATATTCTCTTCCGGCTTCAAATATTGCACTACCAGTAATTAATTCTTTTTCTTTAATTCTACTCCCCGTTCTAGATCTTTTTAACTCTATAAAATCATTGGGAGGTATTCCTATTCTAATTTCACTCGCAAAAACACCAGATACTCTAGGGTTATCATTTGTTCTTAATTTAAAAGTAATTTCTGCTGATCCTGAACCATCAACCTTTAAGTAATCATTATTATCTCGTTTAATAAATCTAGCGGTGATGTTATTTGATTTTGGTTTACCGCTTCCATCAAATGCGAATCTTCCTCCTGGTTTTTGATATAACTCTGCCTTTACTTTATAACTTCCTTTATTAAAAAACTTAGTGTATGAGCTTTTACCAGTTCCTTTATTTGAATTTCCAATAAACCCATTTTTTTCTATTACTTGATCGCCGATTGTTAATTTTACTCTATCATCAACCTCCACATCAATTTTATAATTACCCGTTGCAGGAAAATTAATATTATTCCAGATGATTTCATGTGTTCCTGCATATGGATTATCATCTAATGGTTTATTTGTATTAAATGGACAGATACCATAATCATTTAAAAATCCACCACGACCATAAACGTTTGTTCTCCATAATTTTCTATTCGCTTTATTAATAAAATCTACAGTACTAAAAATAGTGCCAATTGACTGTGCTTCAATAGATTTTTGTGATTGCTGCTGAGCAGGTGACTTTTCTGAAGGTGTAGAACTTACACCAGTTACATTGATTGTTTTAGTTACGCTACCTTTTTCTTTATAAACTTTGAAATTTCTACTTCCTCCCCTTCCACTTGCACGTAAAGAAAAATCTCTTTCCCAAACTGTACCACCAACTTCAATATCAGTAATTGCTAATCCAGATACTCTAGGACTATCATCATATCTCATCTCGATAGTTATTTTACCACTTCCACTATACAAAATTTTTCTACCGTCTTCTGAAAATTTCGCGTTAACAGTGGATGACTTGATTTCAAATCTAGCATTCTCATCAAATTTTGGATTAATATCATCATCAATTCTAACAAGAGTGTCTGATTCACGACGTAATCCAGATCCCTCTGACATTCCACGATATGAAATTAAAAGTTCTTCAATAGTTGTGCCAGTGTTAGAAGGAGGTTTTACTCTAACAGTTTCTTTAAATGGGTAATTTAAAAGATCAACTTTAATTTTATGAACACCCTCTTGAATTGTTTTTTTGAGAACATCCTGTGGTTGTATATTACGTGCATTTAATCCACCAAATCTTCCTGTTTGAATAAGAAGTTCATTATCCAGATATAATTTACCAACATTGTCAGCCATACCACGAAAAACATATTCTCCAGTATAAGGAAAATTTTCTTCCCATTCCATCGTTGCAACACGTCCAGCATAATCACTACCAGGCGCATTTGACTCTGGAGCGGGAGAAACTGCATACTTGTTCATCCAGTCAGACCAACCAAAGTCGTCTTTAATGCCAAGTCTTTTTCTTCTTTTCCTATATCCTTTATCTGTTACTTGATGAACAACTCTAGATGTCTTATCTCCAAAAGTCACCGTTAATGGTTTTTCTTTCCTAGTGCTCCAAAATGGATTGATACCTTGACTTAAAAAATCTTGGTATTTTTGTATTTCAACTTGAATTGGATCCTGTGCTAGAGTTGCAAATAAATTGGGATCCCATTTTCCTAAATTATTACCATCGGGTCCAAATCTATCGCCGTATCCAGACAGTTCTGTCCCGTCAGGAGTAAAGTCATATATCTCAAAATCTTCTATTTGATCAAAATACTCTACAGTTGGTGGAAGTTCTCCAATGACGGTCCTGATTACAGCACCAGATCCTCTTTTACAAGTATCAACAAGTTTTGCTTTTGGTTCATAACGATATCCAAATCCACCTGATATAACCCTAACAGCTAGTAGAGATCCATCTCTACCAAAAATAGGAGATCCTACAGCACCAACTCCACCACCACCGCTTAAATATAATCTACCTCTACATCCATCATCATATGCACTAGTTGATTGAGTTTCAATTGAATCTCCGGAACCGGATTTTGTAGTAAAAGGTGCTCTTTCATTTGGTTGTAACCCCCGAATACCTTCACAACCATTACTATCAACATTCAAATCTTCAGGAGTTAATGCATTAACCTCATTGATTGTTAGATATCTTGTTCTATCTCTGTTTGTAAAAATAAAAACAGTCCCCGGATTGAGGGCAGCATACTTATTAGCTTCAAGCACACTAACGTTTTGGACATAACCAGCATCAGGGTCAATATATCCAACACGAATGTCTTTCTTAGTAGCAGGTCCAAAGATATTAAAAGATGACATGCGTTTCTATACTACACTCTCATATCCGTAATGATATTTATTAATCAATTTCAAGTCCAGAAGTTTGATTATTTACATCTGCTGTTGCTCTAGTTGGTTCAACATACGGTATTTGTTTTGCTCCTTCAACGGTCTCCACAAACTCTGTCTTATCATCAATAGATTTAGAACTTGGTGCTTGAGCATCCGGTTGAGAATCTCCCGCAGAGCAGAAAGTATAGAAATCTGATTGTGCTATGTTTGGTGTTATCTCACATCCAAAAAGACTAAGATTAATATTAGTGAAGGATAATGCAGAAGTTACACTACCACCAATATCTGGAATTAAATTTTTAATATCAGGAAAGGATCCAGTAATTCCTGCAAGGGTATCATTAATATCTTCCAAATAAAAATTTAAATTGCTGACAGCATTGTTATTAGCAGAGTCTATTTCTGGTTTTGCTGATTTAAGAACACGGGCAGTAATTGATTCTGCAGAACACATGGGAACATTTGGATTTGTTACAGCGTCAATGGAATTACTGTTTTCATCCTCACCTTTTGATGCTCTATCTCTTGCTTGTCTTTCAAGCGTAGGAATATCAATAGCATCACTTAATGCAGATAATACCATTCCAGGGAGACCATTAGTCAGTTTTGAGTATAAGCAACGAATTAAATCAGTGAGGATCTCTTTCATATCGGCAAACTGATATCTTAAGCTAGATGGAAGAGCCGCAACGACTAAATTCATAGCTTTATTCATAACTTTCAATACATATTCTAAAATTTTGTCAAAAATAACTTTCATATATTTCGCAATTTCTTGCGAAAAACTTTGTACCACATTTTGAATATCACTAATGGTATTGGTAACAGCGTCTGCATAACTTGTGATTGACTGAAGATATGAATCAATTTTAACAGTTAAGTTTTCAATTGCTGTTTGAATTCCCTTAATTGCTGATGGAACTAACTCTGCAGGATCTGCTTTCATCAGTACAATTTTTTCTTTGCACTTTGCTGAACGTTTTGTATCAGCAGCAGTTATTTGGTGGACTGCATCAGCATTTTCATTTGCAGCACCAGGAGATCCAGGTTGAATGACACTCTTGTCCTCATCAGGTGGAACCTCTCTTGCAGTTCCAGATTTAGCAACAGCACCATCTGCATATCCAGATGTTGCTAAGGTTCCAGGAGTAGTATTGGTGACTCTATTGGTTCCGATTTTTTGATTTAATTTTGTCTGGGAGTTATTACCAAGAACTCCCATGATAACAGGAACTTGTTGATCTTGACCATCAAGGAAGAAACCAAACACCATGTTTCCCTGACGGAGATTTGGTGTTTGACTTGCATTAGTTTGTCCACCACCAGCAGTGATGGGATACATGACATTTGCCCATGGTAATTGATCATCTGGGATTGTCTCTTGTCCCTGATCATGAAGACCAATGATTCTTACTTTGTATCTTCTTCCCCAACCAGGTACACTATTCTTGTCCGAATATTTTGCCGAACTAATATTATCTCTCCATGTAGAGTCATCAGCTATCTGACCAACCCACCATAAAAAGTTTGTTCCAAGAAACCCAGGATTAAATAGTGTACTTGCTTCCATCAGTCGTCATAAACCAAACACTCAGGTTCAGATGGATTTTGATCGCAGAAAAGTTCTAGGAAAGTAGGGTCATGATGATCTCCTGCTTCTATTTCTTTTTTGTGATGTTCTACGTATTCTTCCAACTCTCTCAATTCTCCCTCGACATGACGACGCATTTGTGGATTAGTCGTCGGATCTCTAAGGATTTCTTTGTCCTTTTCAATATGCTTTTCGATGCTTTCCATTTGTTAACTTGCTAGTTTGCTATGCTGGATTTACTTGGTCTTCCAGTCTTTCCAAATGAATCTCTTGCTAAAGAAAGTTTAGTAAAAGTTCCTTCGGTTACATGAATGTAATGTGTAAGCTCTGCTATAATATATAGTCCGCTATTTTGCTTACTAGTATTCTCTCCTCTCTCCTCCTCAAGTTGTGGTACATCCAAGTATACCATGTCAGCAGCACTTAGGGAGAAATCTCCGGGAATCGTGACAGTTGCCATAGAAGAAAAGAATTGATTATATCTCATGATAGACTGATTTAAAATATCTTTGTACTCAAAATTTTCTTCATCCGATTTTTCTATCTGTTGATTTGTATCACCTGTTGGCAAAGTTCCCTTATCAAGAAGATGATAGGTCGTTCGAGTAAATTCTTTATTATCACCTTCGTTATTAAACTCATCATTTAGTTTAGGTAACTTCTTACCAGCAAGTTTTAATTCATCCTCTGTAAGTGCTGCATTTGGTGTAACTACCTCATAGTATGTGGTAAATGGATCAAACAATATAGTCCTTGTTGAATATGCTCCCATTTTCAATTTATTTTGCACATTAACATTGTTATCTTTACTATACTGCAATGCTTTCAGATCATAACCCTCAGGAATTCCTACTGTTTCATTGAAAATAATTGATTTTTTCTGTTCCTGAGAGAATAGACTATCGATGGATTTAAAATGAAATCCTTTTGATGTCTCATAGAAGAAATATCCTGCACTTGTTCCCTTTTTTTGATTTTTCGCAGAGATTGCTTTTCTAGACAACCAGTTAATAATGTAAAATGGTTTTTTATTATTGCCAATGTAATTAAAATTGTTTAGTGTTTCATCTATATCACTTACATCTTTTTTGGTTTTAAGTCCTATACTATTCCCTTCAGTCAATAATTGTTTAACGTGATCTGATATCTTTCCATCATATCTTTTTGTAACTCTTGTTTTTTCGTTACGAATAAACTCTGCAGAAACAAGATCTAATTTGATTTGCGTCTTTCTAGTGTCATCGGCAATGGGAGTTACTTTGTTTACATACATCACCAACTCTGGTTTATCTCCAATAGTTATTTCATTATTATCCTCAAACTTCAATAATACTTTTTCTTGCCCTACAATAGGTAGACCCTCTAATATACTTTCTTTAATACTATCAGAAGTATTGATACCAGTGTCTGTGAAAGTAATTGTGGCTCTTAAAGTATCACTTAATATACTTTCAAAATATGCAATAGATATTAAACCACCAACTAAATTTGCCTGCTTACTGGGATCCTCGTTAGAAGTAATTAATATTGTTTTTGGTATAGAAGGAGTAGAAGACCTTAATGTTACTTCGTTTGACATTTGATATTACCTCGTATCTCTATTTAACTCATTGCATATAGACCAGCAGTCGGATCAGATTCACTGGCAACAGGGATCATAATTGGTGCCCGTGATTTATCTTTAGATCGAGACATATCTCCAATGATTTGATTTCTGTTCACAATTACAGTTTGAACACCGCCTTGCTCATATGAAGCATAATTTGCGAGGATTTTCAATGCCTCTTCACCATCTGCTTTATTGAGTGCTCCCAGGAATCCTGGTAATTTGCTTTCAATTGCCATGAATGAGTCTGAATCCAAGACAAATTCAGGACTACCTAAATTTGCAAAGAGTCCCTTGCCAATAACACCACCTTTATCTCTTACTTCAATATGCATATGCTCTGGGTGTCCGTATGCTCCAGGACCATTTTTACCAGTTTGATCTGCTATACCCCAACTATCATGTATGAGTAGTTTATTACCCATATCTCCATTATTATAAATGGAATCCAAAACACTACGATATCTTGCTTTAGAATCTTCAAGAGTTCCTCTCCAATCTGTTACATCTATTGCTCTACCCTCATAGTGACCACGACCGCTATGGACATCAGAGACCGTTCCTTTCCCTGGAGTATATGAACCACCAGATGCTGTTGGATTTTTAGTAAAGTCTGGATGTTCTGCAACAGAGAATCCTTTATTAATAAGATCTTTTCCAATAGTAACAATATTATTACTACTTTTAATATTAAATGCCCTATTTGAGGTAGGTTGACCACCTCCAGTTGCAGCAGGGTCTGTAATTGGTTTATCAATTTCTTCAATTTCAACGGGTTTCTTCTTATCAAAGAACGTATCGTATAACCACTTACCAGCCAAATCACCGGCAAGACCACCAAGAGCACCACCTACAATATTTCCACCGACTGGTAAAATTGATCCTGCCGTAGCACCAAGAGCACCAAAAATTGTAGCACCAATCGCAGCAAATGCAGCTCTACCTATAGGTTCTTTGAATACAAAATAGTTTAATGCAAAGTCAATTAATCCACCAATAATTGGTATTCTTTTTACAATAGGACTAATAAAATTCTTTAAAATTTTTAGTCCTGCTTTAGTCCCACCCTTTCCAAATAATTTAACTGCTGCATTTCTTGATAATTTTGCTGCAGTGGATCTACCTGCACTTCCACCAAATTTTTTTACAGCATCTTTTCCAAATTTCTTTATTGCAGCATCTCTACCGAAACGTTGAGCGTATCTTCTTACTGCTCCTGGTTTGATACCCTTAGGAAGACCACCAGGTTTACCTGAAAAAGCATCGGATTTTAATTTACTGCTTGTTGCAGCAACGGTCATCCCTAAAATTGCTATTAGATTAAACGTTTTATTGAGGTTCGACATGACCCCCTCAAAAGTCTCCGCTGCACCCTCTCCAAAATTATCTTTCAGAAATCCTTCAGTTGCATCATACGCATCTTGTCCCCACTTTAGAAACGTACCTGCAGCATCCACTACACCAATAATCAAATCAGCAACAATTTCAATTCCAGATCCAATAATATTTCCAATCATTTCCAATTGAGGAGCAAAATCAACTAACTTTTGAAGAATAAATCCAGTAATAATTGATGAAATGAACTGTTTTATTCGATCAAAGAAACTTAGTTGAGGGAGTTGAAGTCCTCCCTCCTCTTTTTTCTCCTCTTTCGTTTTTTTCTTTTCTAATCTATCTTCCTGTTTTTGTCTTTTTTGTTTTTCAAGATCCATGAGTTTAGCTCTGGATCTTGCTTTTTCTTCAGCAAGAGTGCCTTTAAGAACACCATCAATTTTTACTACTTTACTGTAAATTTCAACAAGAATATTGGATTCTGATTTAGTTGATTTTCCGGGTGCCACGGGAGACAATGATCTATACGCAGGAATCATAGTGCTTTTAGGTCTTACCGTCATAGCAGATCTTCTACTATTTGATCTTGATCCCCCTCCTAGTAACGCTGGTAATGCCATGTCTTATTACGAAATTCCTAAAACAGTGACTTTTGACATATCTCTTGGTGCTGATGGTATCACTGGCACGTAAGAAACAGTTTCAGAGATTGGAGTTTTTTGACTGGCAGACTGTTCAGTGCTGTTTGTAACCTCAACTTTTGGAGGTGCAATGATTGGTGGGGGTGGTGGTGATGGTAATTTAGATGCTGATCCAAGAGTTGCCGTGGATCTACCAGACATCATTTTATTTTGTGCTTTCATGATTTTAGCAAGGAGACCTAATCCAGTAGGATCAGATCCACCACTCTTACTTACAGATGATCCACTACTACCTGAACTTGAACTAGCAGTATAAGAACCACCCCCAAATGAGGTAACAGCTCCTCCACCAGATTTTTTATTATATGCAATCGGAATACTTCTAGCCTGCTCAACTATTGCTCTCTCCGCTGCAGTTGCTTTGTCACTTGGACCCACCCACGGAGAAATTCCTCTTTCCTTTATTAATTGAAGTGCCATCAAATCTTGCACAGCAGGAGAAAACTTAGCACTATCAGGAATACCAGCTCTTTGTGCAACTCCAGGAAGAGTATTACCAACAAACTGATATGCACCAACGGCATGAAGTTTTCCTGCATCAATCCACTGCTGATTAGACATTTTCCCGTCATCATATTGCAGTGCTTTGATTTCAGCGATAGTAAAATCTGTTAAGGATCTACCTTTATACTGAGGCATTTGCTTGATATCTCCAGAGAATCCCATAACACCTCTACCACCTTTTGTTCCAATCTGATTAACAGCATCATACCCTGCTGCTCCAGATTCATACTTAGCAAGAACTTGAAGTGCCTTTTTTTGAACATCGGTCAAATCACTATTATTATTTTTAACATTTCTTGAAGTGTTTTTGTCATTTAATAAATTCTTCATACTATTCATTAACCCACCAAAAAATCCACCATCTTCATTAGACATTGTTTTATTTCTTCCACCAGGTTCTTTGTTTGCAGGCACATCGCCACCAGATGACGCATACATTATTCCATTAGAAAATGAAGGTCTTCCTGAACCACCACCCATAAAATTCATTGCGTTCAAAGTTTCGCTGCCGTATTGCTGAACTGCACTCTTACTCATAACAAATTCACCAGGTGTTAACATCGCAGGGATAGTATCTTTATTTCCATATCCTGGGACTTGACCCCCACCTTCAAATCCCAACATATCAGAGGAAATTGGTGCGCCTGTTGTTCCGCCAAAACTCATTGTGTCATCTAGTTGAGTTCTTCCCTGCTCTGCTTCTGGGTCATTAGATTGAGTTGTTGCTTGATTTATCAGTCCTGCAGCAGCGGCACCTACCACAAGAGCACCACCAGTTGCTAATGGATTTGCTAATGCGGATTTACCTAATGATTTTAAAGCCTTTAAAAGTTGGGGTATAACTTTTGCAACTAATTTTGCACTAAATTTAACCACGGTCGCAATCAATCCTGTGGCAAACTTTCCAAGACTAGTTCCAAATATAATATATGCCGCAAGTAATGCAGGCCATGTATTTTTTAAGAAGTTTCCTATTGCCTCTAATTTTCCTTTGTTATCATCATCACTCATCCAATCAACAATCTTCATTAGAACTTTTCCTATTAGGATTGTTTCTATAAATTTAAGTATTCGACTTAGTAATCCCTCAACGGGTTTCAATATCTTCTTTGTTTGATTTGCTATTCCCTTAAATATACCACTCTCAAGTTTATCTTCCCCTGCCCTTCTACTTTTTCTCTCTTGAAGTTTTCTCTGTTTATCAGCAAGATCTTTATTTAACTTTCTTTGCTCATCTAAAGTTTCAAGTATAGAAGTGACACCTGCTAGAATTTTCTCTAAAATATTTGGTTGTTTATCCTCCTTTCCTGGTGTTTTGACTAGTGCTCCTCCCCTTGAAGATATTGTAGCAAGTGAACCACCTCTAGTAATTCCTGGAAGTGCCTTTTGCCCAACTCTAGCAAATGAAGATTGTCTTTTTAAAGACTCTGCTGATATTTTGGTTTTCTTTGCTTGTGGTATCCTCTTTGATTGTCTAATCTTTATGACTTCTTCTCTAAGGGCAGCACTTCTATTATCACCCTTTCCTCTTGTTTGAAATTCAATGATGGCAATCGCTTCCATCAAGGCACTCAGATAATCCTCTTCCTCAGAGAGATTATCTAGGTCTACACCCATCTCTAAGAGTATTTCTATTGGATCGGTAGTCGCCCTAGATGCCATTCGCGTGTTGATGCTTTAGTTTTTCTTCTTCAAGATGTTGTTCTAATAATGCTACATAGATGTCTCTTTCCCAAGGCATCATGTTTTCAATCTCAGTTAATGAATATTTATGGTACTGCATCAACGCAAAGTTAAGCTTATAATAACTAAGCGTGCTCATGTGTACCAGGGCTATGCGAAAAAACTTGCCAAACCCTCAAGAACAACTTCACTTTCAACCTTTGTATTTGGATTTGTTACTTTAATTTTATGAGATAATTTAGGCATGGTCTCAAAGAACTTCTCAATTTCTTTGAATTGAGAGGAATTCATTTGTTCTAAAAAGTCTTTGATCTCTTTCTTTGTGCAGTCATTAGCAGCCCATACTTCTTCTTCAGAATAAATTTTATCAACACAAGATGCGATCAAATCAAACGATTGATCCATCACACTTTTATCTTCAAAATCAAAATTGTTTTTAATAAACTGATCAAGTGATGGATATTTCATCTCCATCATAAGGTTATCATTTATTTTTATCTGTTTGGTATGATCATCATTTGTCTGAACACGAATCTCATCTAAATCAATTGTGACAGGTACTTCTGTAGTCTCATCATCTGGACAAATAATATTTAATTCAATATTTTCCCCAACAGATTTACCTCTAATATTAAGAAATAAAAATTCTATATCAAATGTAGGAAGAGTCTCTACTTTAATTCCTTTAGTTTGAATACAACCTTTGATAACTGCTTTGATCGCATTAGTGATTTGCTTTGTGTCTTCACTCTCCAATGCAAGTACAAGAACTTTTTCTTCTTTTACTAAGAAAGGTCTAAACCTAACAGTCTGTCCACTAGAAGGTAGTTCCAACTCATATGTTGGAGTTGCAATCTTTGGTAAAGGCATAATGTCCTATAGATATATTTCAGTGTGAGTATTTATGAGAGGAAAGAGGATAAGAAAGATAATCCTCCACGAGGATTTATGAAGTTCTGAGAAAGTGATTTGTTTCCAGTATCAAAACTACTTCTAAGCTGATCATCAAATGGAATTCTTCCGATTCTATTGTTTATAGGTCCACTTTGAATGTACCTAATATATGACATTGAAACAGTACACTTCAACAAATCATTACCACTATATGATACTGGCATTGATGAAATACTTAAAGGGAAAGACCTAAAAAATTCATAAGTCAAAACTTGTTTGTAATCTCTTTCAAATTTTAAGATCTTTAATCCTTGATCAGCAGTATACTCGTCTGGATATGTTGGTTTATAATGATAACTTTTTGATGTAGCTTCACTACTCTCATTCATGATTCCCTTTATCCAGGTTTCAAAAAATCTAATAGGAAGATAATCATCTGCATCAACATAAAAAGTAAAATCTACCCTGTCATCAAACATTCTACGATAAGCGTGTTTCTCTGTCACTCCGGTGCGATCATTCGTGATCTCCATGGTAGTTAACTGAGATCCAGGTAATGATGCATCAGTGCAAAGTAAATTTAATTTATCCTGTTTTGCAGTATCAAGAACATCACTTAAAGCGTCACTAACCTTTCCATTCGGAAATGGAATTTGGACAGCGAAGTAAGCAGTCAACGATGGACGCATTAAGTTAGCTCTAACCGTGTCAACGTTCTTTCTTTTTACTTCTTGTTCTCTGACAGTTCTTGCCATCTATAAATAATTTTTGACCTTATATATTATGTATGGCAGAAAGTATCAAGAGTAAATACAAACCATCATTTCCTAAAAAATATAAGGGTAATCCTAACAATATTATATGTAGAAGTAGTTGGGAACGCAAGTTTTGTCGTTACTGTGATCTTAACGAGAACATTCTTCAGTGGGGCAGCGAAGAATTTTTTATACCGTATGTCTCACCTGTTGATAGAAAAGTTCACAAATATTTCCCTGACTTCATTATCAAGGTCAAAGAAAACACAGGTCATATCAAAACTTACGTTGTTGAGGTAAAACCAAAGAGACAAACTCAACCACCAAAGCAGAGAAAGAGAGTGACTAAATCCTATCTGTATGAGTGTAAGACCTGGGAAGTCAATAAAGCAAAGTGGAAAGCTGCAGTTGAGTTCTGTGCAGACAGACGAATTGAGTTCAAAGTAATTACAGAAGACGAACTCGGAATCAAATGAACCGCATCGAACCAGTAAGACAAGACATTCAATCAGAGACTAATGTCGATGACAGAATGGAATTGATCATGTATGCACTGAATGATACTGTAGCACCAATACCTGAAGAAGGAAACATCTGCACCTTCAAATACTTCGCAAAGACACCCAATATCGAATACGATCAACACCCACTAGTTGCAGTGACAGAATTATTTCAGTGGGGATTTCGTGGAATCAACTTTCATCACCAAGATTATCGACAGTATACCTGGGAAGAGTTAGGAACTCAAGTATACATCGTGAATAGAACTGAACTTGATGATTTACTATCACTGCAATATGGAAAATTCGTGCTAAATAAATAAAAATCACCATATCTAATGGCATCGAAAACAGCAGAAAAATTCAAAGTCAACAGAGGAACTGCTGGTGGTGATTCTTTCTATGTAACTGATGTAACCACCCTTGCGGATGGATCAGTCAAAAGAGAAACATATCGATCTGATAATAAAGGAAACAATAAAGTTTTAGTTCAAACTGTTCAAGTTGATAAAGACGGAAAACTTACTAAAGATGAAATTTCATCTAACGCATCAATTGAAGAGAGAAGAGACTTACGAAATCCTAAATCTCAAATGAGAAATGGAATTAAGAATTCTGTTAATAGTGTAAAGGATGAATTAGTAGATAATAATATTGATGGTGTAACTGATTCAACTATTGATAAATCTGCCAATGGATCTGGTAATGCTGCCCTGAATGAAGTTCAAACTGGAGATAATTCTCGACCATCTGGTCAAATTACAACAGACGCAAAAACAAGAGATTCTTTTCCACAAGGTCTTAGGTATCCAGTGGATATGGCTTCGGCACAAGATGTCATCAAATTTGATATGTTAAAGTATGAACCCAAAAAAGTAAGTGGATTTGGATTCTCAGAAAGGAATAAAGACAGGGCGTCTATTGGTTCAGTTACCTTACCAATTCCAGGTGGAATTTCTGATTCTAATGCATGTAACTGGGGGGATGATACAATGAATCCACTACAGATTGCAGGTGCTGCGCTTGCCTTAGGAGCACTTGGATCTGATTCTGTTACTGGTGGACTTGGTGGTGCTCTAGGTGATTTAAAAAACCAGGTTGTTGAAAATAATCAGACAGTTAAAAGTGCAATTGCTGGTGCCACAGCATCAGCCGCAATAGGATCTGATATTAACTCCCTACTTGGTAGAACTCAGGGTGTTATAATTAATCCAAATCTTGAGTTATTATTTCAATCTCCGACATTAAGACCATTTACTTTTGAATTTAAAATGTCTCCCAGGAGTTCGGATGAAGCAGCAAGGATTGTAGAGATAATTAGATTTTTTAAACAAGGGATGGCACCGATCAGAGATGAGTCAAGATTGTTTTTAAAAACTCCACATACATTTAAAATTAAATACATACAAAATGGTGAGGATAGCAAATTTCTAAACAAATTTAAGGAGTGTGCCTTACTATCTTGCAATATTCAATATACCCCTGAAGGGAATTATGCACCATATGAAGATGGTGCTATGTCATCATATAGAATGTCTCTTCAGTTCAAAGAACTTGAACCAGTATATAATGACGAATATAGTGATTTTGATGATACTAATATAGGTTTCTAAAATGTCAAATTACTTCAGTAAAGTTCCAGATTTTGAATATGTAAGCAGACTACCCGATGCTAATATATCAGATTATATTAATGTCAAAAATTTATTTAAGCGAGTAAATCTAAGACAAGATATCTACCAAGACTTATCATTTTTTACTAAGTATGAAATTAAGGGAGATGATAGACCAGACAATGTTGCGTTCAAAGAATATGGTAGATCAGATTTAGATTGGGTTGTGTTAACTAGCAATAATATTTTAAATATTCAGAGTGAATGGCCCATGCCTCAGTTTGAATTTGATAATTATCTAATTGAAAAATATGAAACATATGAAAATTTAAATTCAATTCATCATTATGAAACAGTAGAACTTAAAAATGATAATGATGTCATCATAGTTCAAAAAGGATTAAAAGTACCATCAGATTATTCAATTACATACTTTGAGAGTTCTGATATTGAAATTGGAATGGTTACTAAAAATCCAGTTGTAGCAGTTACAAACTATGAGTATGAAGAAAAATTAAATGAAAATAAAAGAAATATATATCTTCTGAAAAAAAGATATCTAAATCTTATCATTGATGATCTTGAAAATATTATGAGATACAGAAAAGGTTCCAGTCAATATAAGACTGAAACCTTAAAAACTGCTGATAATATTAGATTATTTTAATATCACTCTTCAGCAAGTTTCTGGAAGTATGAGAGAGCATCATCCTCATCTGAGTCAGCAGATTTAGTGGGAGTGATGTCTGGTGCATTAAAGTCCGTAGTGGGCTCAGGACGACGTGCTTGGAAGTCAGGAGTATAAGAACCACGATCATTGTCCTCATTAGAGGTCTCTTCGTCATAACGACGAGTAGGTGTTTTGCTACCAAGAACCATCTTCAGACGCTTGTCTAAATCCTCATAAGATTTAAACTGATCAGCAGCAGTCAATGCGGTCAAAGAATACTGCTTCTGCCACACTGCTTCCAGTGCATCGTCATCATCCAGGAGAGGAGATGGTGCAGCAAACTCAGAGGAGTCATAGTTCCAGTAACCTGCAACCTTCTTCAGTTTGAGTTTGAAGTTAGCACCCTGCCAGAAGTCAAAAGGATTGATGGCAGTCTCATCCTCATACTCAGGTTGCATGGCTTCCATGATCTTGTCGAAGATTTTCTTCCCGAACTTGTACAGGAAGACTTTGCCTTCATTGTCAGGATTTGCTTTGTCCTGTACAACATAGATGTTGGCATAGTAGGACAGTTTACGTTTCTGCTTACGAACGGTGTCCTTGTCGGAGTCAAGACCACTGTTCCACAACTCACGGTTGTGCTCAGACACAGGATCCTTTTGACCCAGAGTGGTCAGAGAGTTCTCAATGTACCAACCACCAGGACCTTGGAAGGCATGGGAGTACATCTTTGCCCAGGGGAGTTCTTCCCCTTCGGGTGCGGGCAGGAAACGGATGACTGCATAACCATTGCCAGTCTTGTCCATTTCAGGTTTCCAGAGACGGTCATCTCCACCGCCACTAGTATTGTTCATCTTCTCAACTTCTTTGACCAGTTTAGAAGTCAAAGAACCAAGAGAAGATTGCTTCTTAAGATTTGCGAATGACATTCGGATTACCTCGGATTTGTACGTATTTGGCTTGTGTGTACCTCTTTATTCTACAGGTCAGAACCAGACTTGTCAATCTGATCCTTCATCACTTCAAGCATTTTGGACATATTATTAAAGACAGTAGACATATCACTCCCAGGGGGGAGTCCCATCATCGTAGCAGATTCCATGATTTTTTCTTTCATCTCTATTGCTTCAGGATCATCAGATAAACTCAAACGTGTATAAAGAATTTTTTGTTTTTCAATGAGTCTTTCTAACATTGAGACATGAAAGAGTTTCTCTTCATTATTCATAGTGGGGAATTTGAAGACATTGCGATAAACATCTTCTTGTAACTCACTAATTTCTGTCATCTCAGCACGGACTACTTCCGAATCAAAGAAACTCATTCTTCTTCGGACTCCTCTTCGGATTCAGATAAATTTGATTCTTCAATTTGAGATAATGCATCAATCGCTCCAATAATTTTAAAGTAAGTGGTGCGAAGAGTTTCAAATTGCTGTTCAATTTCAACTTTTTGCTTCTGCAGATTTTCTAATACTGTTGCATTGTCAAGTGCCATGAATCATCTCCTTGAGAATTTTTTTGTAGTGGGGTACATCGATATTTAGGAATGGAGAATACTTTCGCATTCTCATGCTGACGGTTTCCCACACTGGGTCTAATAGTTTATTATCCCAGTTCTTTCTGAATCCAAGTATCCTATCGAGAATGACCAGAGTTTCAATTGATATGTCATCTCTAAGATATGATTTCAGAATGTCTGGATGACTAGATCCATTCATAGAAAACATAGCATCAAAATTATTATTTGAAAACACTTTTTCTGTCTCTTCTTTAAAAAGATATGAAAGTGACTGAGTTCTCTTCTTCCATGAAGTGTATCTACCTTCACCTTCTCTTATCATTTCTCCTATCCAAAGCTTACTTGGATCAGTGCAGGTGATAAAGTTAGATACGAAGAACTCAACTACTTCTTTGTCGTCTTTACCTCTAGCGAGTTTTTCAAACCAGAAACGATCTTTTCTTTTATAAAAAGATTGAACTGTGGCGCGACTTTTACCACAATACTTATGGTAATCATATTTCTCTTTCGTGAAGTGATTCTTCAATGAAAGATATTGTTTATAAGCATCAAAAGGCATCATGAAAAAAGTAATAGGGTCATTTTTTGGCCGGATTTTTTTTCGACCAAAAATGTATTAAAGGGGCAATTTTGCTCTGGAACTTCTCTTCAAAAAATTAAGTTCCATAGCTTCATACTTTAATTTTTCCTTAAGTGGTTTGGATATAAGTTTAGGAACGGATTCCACATCAATACTATTATTATCACAGAAGTGAACAACAGCATCAATATAACTCATTCCATCACCTGTATGCACAAGGGATTCGATTTCTTGTGCGAAACGGGACGGGCAGAAGAATTTATTTTCTAGTGCTTTTTCTAGTTCATTCTCCATTCTCTGACCTAAGATTGTGAGATACAAATTCCTTAATATAGCGAACCAATAATTTAATATAATCCCCTTTGTTTCTTTTGTCAAATACTTTGACCTCACCACCAGGTGTGACCATAATGGTGATAAGTTTTTTGACGGGGATACCAGTCAACTCATAATACGCAGCGGCGTAAAAAGTCTCCTGAACGAAGTAATTTTCTAACCACTCTTCTGGTTTAATCTTTTCGGATGTTTTAAAATCGATAACTGCGAGTTCGCCTTCGTACTCTCCGATGCAGTCAACGCGACCAGCTAATCCAAGATACTCGGAGTAGAGGGTCCTTTCTATAGCGTGTATATTATTTATCTTGTCCAGATATGGTAGTGCATGATGAAACATAAACCGTGTAAGTGGTTTGAAATCATCCCAATTGATTTCTTTATTCCTCATGTAAACTTCAACTGCTTCATGGAAGTCTGTTCCGCGAGCAGTTGCTTTCTTTGTGATTCGGTTTGCTTCCTCAACACCAACTCGTTTACGCCACTTGGCAAAGATTTGTCGGTTGTAGAAAGAAGTTACAGATGTAATAGAAGGCACCCAGTCTCCACTTGGAAGATTATAGAGACGGATGCCATTTGTTTCTTTCTTCGTTAGTTCAAGGTCACCGAGATAATTACAATGCTCAAAAATCATAAATTCAAATCCATTTTTGCAATTAGATATTCTTTACAAAGACCAGATCTAACGATATCCTCAACACCAAATTCAATAATATCAATTGATGGCATGAGTCTAAGAACTTTCATGAAATCAGCAATGCCAGTTTTTTCAGATGCTTTGACCAAATCAGATTGTGTTGCATCACCACAGAACATAATTTTAGAATCTTGTCCGATCCTTGTAATTATACTATCAAGTTCATGGAAGTTCAAGTTTTGAAATTCATCTACAATAATAATACAATTATCAAGTGTCGTACCACGAATAAATGATGTAGACCAAAAAGAAATAGTTCCTTGGTTTTTAAGATTGCCATACAGCATTTCAAAGTCTGTATCTGTAGGCATTTCAAACATATACTTCACCATATTCTTATAAGGAATTTGGTAAAGTGAAGATTTATCTTCATGATCTCCTGGAAGGAAACCAATCTCTCTAGTCGCTACAAGAGACCTGACGATATAGATCTTTTCATATGGAGTCTTTGGGTCAAGAACATCTCTAAGAGCGTTGTAGAGAGTGACAAAGGTCTTTCCTGTTCCCGCACACCCATAAGCAACAATGTTTTGATCATTTTCATAACAGCGGAAAAGTTCTTGTTGATTCTCTGTCAGAGGCTCGATGCGTTTCATCAAGTCTGCATTGATTGGTTTCTTTCTTTTCATGTGCTTATTAGACATCCCAAATGGGACAACGGGTGATTGAGACTTTCTTTTTGCTGGCATAAGCTGTTTTAGATTAGAAGGAGTAGTCGCGGTGTTTCTGAACGTTTGCACCCGGTTGTTTGGATGCTCGGTCCAAAACTTCATTCCAACCACTTGACTTTGCTTCTCCTGTCCACTTAAACTCTGTAGATTGTCCAGCACATCCTTGCGACCAATCTTTATCCCATCCTGGATTTTCTTCTCTCCATTCAGCATACTGCTTCATGGTCATATTAAGGGTCTTTTTTTCTTTTGTCTCTAAATTAATAACTGGGTACGTTGGCATAAACGTTCAATCCTTTTCTAGTATTTATTAAATCCATTCCATTGCTTCCGCAACGGCAGGAAACTGTTCGATAAAGATCTCTTTCGCACTCAGAGCAAGATCCATATGCTCTTTCTGCGTACCATTAGCAGAACGCAATTCAATATAATGTAGCCATGATCTTACTGAGCCCGTCATGTAAATTTTTGTGGGCACGGCCAAAGGAAGCACAAAACGAGCACACTCCTTTGCCACACCTCGTCCAAGCATCTGCTGATAGAGTGCCATGGAAGAATCGAAAAGAGTTTGCATCTGAAGTTCCAAATTTTGAACATCGAATGGATCAAGATCATCGATAGAATTCTGACGATTCTTTTCATCTTGACGCCGTAGTTCAGGTAGAGGGATCTTCTCCGCGAGTAAGGAAGAATCAGCATACCGTTGTGAAAATTCTTGATATGTGAAGCTACGGTGGCGCAGCACTTGAGCCGCTATGCCCCTGGTAGTAGTTAGTTCCAGAGTCATGTATGCCTGCTCAAAGATACTCCAGTGCTGATGCTTTACACAATACTTGAGAAGACCAGAGAACTTTTCATTTCCCTGATTAGCAGGGTTGCTCACACGGGCACAGTAGGCCATGTGCTTCTCTGCATCAGGAGTCACACTAATCAGTTTAGCAGTATTAATCATCATCGTCTTCAAATACCTCGTCGTAATCTACTATGTAATTAGGTGCGGGATCATCAAAGTTTTCTGCCTTGTATGCATCCACATTTGAGTATACCTCAGACTCTAGTGCATCGACAAGAGACTTTAAGTTCCTCACGATTAATTTGAGTTTTTCTCTGTCCATAAAAAGAATATACTTCCAATAATTATAGACAAAAAAAGAGGACCCGTCAAGGTCCTCATATCGTTGTTTTCCAGTTTTGTGAGCCTCTGGATTTAAGTAAAACCCATTTAGCATAATTTACACCACGATACGTCAAAAACGCGAATGTTCTATCTGGATCATGTTTATCTGGATCATATACTGGAAGATCATACTCAAGTCTGATCTTCAGCATTTTCCTCTCCTAACTTTTGTGTAAGAGGGTTAACTCACCGTAAAGAATAGAAAGAAATACTACACAACTTAAGGATACGATCCCGGTTAATTGTAGTGCTTCCATATCACTTTACGTATGTGCGACCACGATAGCAGAAGGTGCCGTGAGTTTCCTCAGGGGCTTCATGCACTTTGCAATCAACGCCACGATACTTGGTAACGAGGATTTGTGCGTCGTGCAGTGCTGCTGCTTTATCGATTTGCTTTTTGATGAGTGTTAAGGTGTTCATGGTAGTTACTCCTAAAAGAATGGAAAGTTAACCTTCTCTGCTTTCGCAGGATCCGTTTTCCCGTTCCTTCAGTCGTTTGCGTCCCCGTAGGGGATGAACGATCC